TAATGTTTGTGCAATGTATAAATCATCACCAGCGGCAGGAGCTTGTGTTGTGCTACGAACAAGTAGACGCTGCCAGTTATTAGCGGTGCCATTTGTGCAGATAGCAACTGCTGTAGAAGTAGAGTCAAGAACTAAACGAATAACATAGTTATCAGTTCCATTAGGTGTGTGAGTAGCACTAAACTTGAAGAAGTGCCAGCCACCCTCAGAATCACCACCAGCAGAACAAGCAGGTAGGTCACTCACATTAACTACAACAGTAGCAACATCTGTTGCAGTAGTAGAATTGCGTAGTATTGCAGTTAATTTGTTTGTTGGAGCACCAGTCGCTCTAGATGCTAGTCTTAGTGCAAATCCGACAAGAGCATTGGCAGTTGGAACAAATGTAGCTGAATCAAGATTGCCAGTAGTTAAAATTGTGTTACCAGTAGCTGAAGATAAAAGTGCATGGTCTACTAAGCCCCATGTAGCTGCGGCTGTAAAGTTACCTGTTGCAACACAGACTAGATTAGCCATTAAGGTTGAATCCAGAGTTCGAGCGTAAGACGTGTAATGGTAGTTGCAGAATCTACCTTAAATCCTAAAACATCACCTACTGCCACAGCAACAGTCCAACCAGTTAATGTAGTATCATCACTATGGTCAGCAGGACCAGCTAATGTAGGTTTAGCTGCCGCTGTGATAGTATCTGCCACTGTAGGAGGATAATTAGCGAATATATCCTTCCATACATCAACTACAGCAGCACCAGCTTGGTCAGCCATCATACGTGCACGCACGATATTACCAGCTTTGGGAATAGAAGTATAACCTTTAATTCCTGTAGTAATAGCAGAACCACCACCGTCAATGGTAATGCCCACTTTATATATTTGAGCACCTGGAGGTGTAGAAAACAGTCCGGTGCCATCATAGTATTGTGTAGCACTACCAGATAGTTTACCGAACAAAAAATTCTTAAATTGTCTAATCATTAGGTCTTCTCTACGCCAAAGATACTGAACGTAAGAGTTGCTAGTGTTGCATAAACACGAACTTTATCGGTGGCAGCAAGTGTGATGCCGAGAGTCAAACTGATTGACTCATTTCCACCAATAGGCACATCATATGCAATATACTGAACATTGTTATCAGCGGCTCCAGCAATAGCTACTGAAATTCTAAAGCTAGTTCCAGTAGCACTCCTATTAGCAATTACAATAGTACTAACAACTACTGAAGTAGCAGCGGGAACAGTGTATATATCCGTTAGCGTGGTTGCTAAGGGATTTGACTGTCCAAGAACTTTGTATGTATCAGCCACTTATCCCCCCATCACCAAGAACGGATGAAATGTCGAAATGATAGCGGCACCAGAACCTAGTAGATGCCAAGAGCTATCATATAGATATGTATTGCCTGTATCTGTTTCATACCAAATATAGATAGGTTGTATTCCAGCAGCCGGATTTGGAACAAATACAGCACGTTGCGCCGCTGTTCCATAATGCTGAAACGTCGAATAGACTGTATCGCTCATATCGGCTGGTCCGTGCTGAATCCAATTAAGAGAACTTCTCCAGCACCATTAGACATGATTTCTAATGGTTCTGCTCCAGTAGCCATTGGCACCATTCCACTAGCACTAGCATTTATTGTTCTTTTGCCAGCGGCTGTATCATCGAATGTAATACCAGTTCCTGCTAATAGCTGTCTAGAGTTAGGAAACTTAAAGGTTTCAGGATTTATAGTTAAGAATGAAGCAGCAAATATTTCACTGATTTCCTTATCAATGTTCTTAAGGTCATTTACGATTAGGTCTCTAGCTCTTTGTGTATTCTGAATTAAAAAGAGTATTGTTTGATATAGTGAATAATTTGTAAGTTGAGTCCTAGAGTTATCTAGTGATGTAACTAGAGACGAAAAGTCCGGCTGAACTGGTGGAGGCTTGAATGCCATTATGTAAGATTCGGATAATCAACAAATACTTCCTTAGCGTAGATGACAATTTTATTAATCTTAAACCAATGATTTATTGTGTCAGTGGTGCCCTTAAGATAAGCTCTTTGATGCTGAAAATTCATCAATCTAGTTGGACGAATATTTGTAGTAGCCGACATTGTAAATGGAACTAGAACTGATGAGTATATATCATCCTGACTATACATAGTCATCTTAAGCTGTCCACTACCGATTATACGCATTCTAACAGACGTATAGTGGACTATGTTATCTTGAGTTCCGCTAAGAGCTGCTGTCTGAACCATTATGGTAGTAAAGCTGTTTTCCAGATTGGAGCTGGAATTGCCAAGCCGTCATCGTTTCTTTTATTTGGAACAATAACATATATTCCAGATGGACCAGATGGTATAACAGTTGTGAATAGAACCATTGGACAGCTATCACTTATTACTAATCTATAAGCTGGCGTAGCTCCCTGGTCTATTGTGAAATACTTACTATCTGGAACTGAAATATTTGTAAGGACAGATACATCACTCAATTTGACTTCAATGAACCTAGAAAATCCATCATTTTGATGTAGGAACAGCCAGAATGAAATTGAATCATTATTGGCATATCCCATTCTAGGTGACGTGCTTGTGTAATTGACGATGGGTGCAATATATGTTCTAAGAGTAGCTCCAGTAGAATCATATACACGCACAAATATATCGTCAGTAGCATTCTCCCAATACATTGCTACAACTTCGCCAGTTCTCATTACCAGTATATCTGTTACGATATGATTGGCAACTCCAGCAGCGAAATCAGCAACAAATACTCCTCCAACAACATCCCATTTCTTAATAGCTGCACCGATTGAACCACCAACTCCTGCCATATACACGAATGTTCCAGCAGGATTCATGGCAGCGGCAGTGCAACCATAACTACCAGCAGTTACTGGAGTAATGGCAGAACGAACACCATTTCTATCTATAGTGAAATATTCAACTGGGTTAGTAGGTGCCTGTCCTTTGTCAACAACTAGAACCTTAGCTCCTTCACGCCAAGTTCTTATAGTTGGAAAGCTACTATGCCAAGCATAGGTAACTAAAGCTCTTTGAGTTAGCGGAAGTGTTGGATTATAGATTCTAATCTTATCAAATGGGCTATTCTTCTCATCAGCAAAGAAGAATTCACCAGTTGGCAGATAGTCACCAGCTTCACCTACTGGCAATACAGGATGATAATCTTTAATCAAACCAGTAGTGTGGTCTACTACACCAGCACCAAGTCCAAGATAACCAGCCGTTGTGAATGCTGGAAGAATAGTAGCTGCTCGAATAAAGATGTTATTAGCAACAGCTCCTAAACGTGGTTGTTTGACTAGACTTACAGTAAGAGTAGCAGGATTAGGATTGCCAATGTTGGGAACAACTTCATAAAAATAGGTTCTACCTGCTAAAAGTGGAATCTGACTCATCCTGTTAGCGGAAATATTTCCGAGTAATGTTGCATCATTATCAATATATAGATTTACATCTGGAATATATGTGACTCCATCTCCACGGAACATTTCACCAACAACGCCTTCAGTTCCATCAGCAGTATACTTATACCAAACAGTATATGTAGTTCCAGCATCATGAATACCAGCTTGGATATTCGAGTATGGAATAGATGGTATTACTACAGCCGTTGCTGACGTTGTATTAGGTGGTATAGGCATTAGACTACAACTTTAGCGCCGAGAACGATTTTATCTATGCTGACTATTTCAGCCGTTGTTATGAAGATTTGATACGTCCAATGTGCCCATTTAACATCTTCATGAGTTATGCCATTCTCATAGTCACAAAATAGAATAGTTCCATCTGGGAGAATGACATAGAACCTCATTGCAATAGTATTGTTAATTATCTCAATGGCTCTGAACTTAGTTCTATCCTGTGCATCCCAAAAGTCTAAAATCTTGTATGACAGCTCTGGGTCTTCAAATGCACCATTGAATAGTCTAATTCCAGTGTAATTCCCAATGATTAGATAGTCTTGGTTTACTGCTCCAGAATCTAGAACTGAGCCAATTCCATGAACAGGAGCACCTTGAGCCTCATCTACTACGAAACTCTCCCATGTAGCAGGAACGTCCTGATTATCATGATAACCTACACATCTTACTGGCTTAAATAGATACAATACATCTCTAAATTCTGTACAATTTGTTAATGGATTCCCATCTAATGGGACAATTAACAAACCATCTACTTGATTAATAGCTTCTGGCTCACCAGGTTCACTAAGATAAGCAACGGATATATCAGTAAAAGTAGTAGTAAGGCATAACCTGCCGTGATACATGGTGAGTCCGACACCAGCCGGAATTTCGGTAAAATTATCGAGAAGGTGAGAAGCATCATCAAGTAAATCAATATCAAAGAAGCCCACATTAGCAAGAACAGTGGTAGTGTTATCATTGATTGTAGCTCCTGGGATGAAGTAGTATTGATAGCCATCCAAGTCACCGTTAAACTGTTCAATCTTACCAGTGGCAACGATATGTCTCTTAACAACGAATGGCTGTAAACTTACTGGAATATTGCTAAAGCTGACTGTAACACCCTCAGCAGTTGTGAATTGCTGGAAAGCGGCTGGAGCACTTAGCCAGCCAGTGTCGCTCTCAAATACCACACCAAACAGATGCAAACCTGCATCCATATTACCAGCGGCACCACCAACTACGGCAAGTGTTCCTACTGGTGGATTACCAGCCGCTTTTCTGGCTACTACTCCATCTCCTTTGTAGACATAGAGAAAGTTATTCTGTAATCCTTTCTCAATTCCATTAGCATCAGTTGAAAATGGAGTGATGTAGGCTCTACCAGCAAATGATACGACATTAAAATCTGTCATTGCTGGTATTGATAATATGTTGCTATAAGTAAGGCTCGGACTTACAACATGATGAATGATTCCATCAGTGGTTAGCACTAATAGTGTCAAACCATTCATCATCTTGTAAGGATGGATACGAGCTACGTTGGTGAGTTGTCCTACTGTCTGATATAAATCTATACCATCTCTTGTTTGAAATCCTCCATCAAAAAATTGTATATTAGTAGCTTCTTGAAAGTGGTCAAGCGGACAAGTATCGGCATCGCCTCTAGCCCAGAGGCCATTGAAATCATCAATCGTTATTGGTGAGTGGTCTCTCATTAGCTAAAGCTACGTCGTTTGTAAGATGACATGAACGGCCTTCTTCTTGTATTGATAGATTGTCTAGCTTTTGTTCCAATTCCGGTCACTCTATCTAATGCCAATACAGCGAAATTATTCAATTCAGTAGCTCTACTCTCATTCTCACCGATGAACTGCGTGCAAAGTGCCGCTGTCCGATAGAACAAGAATGTTTCAGCATTAATCACTCCTAGTTCAGCAGCTTGATTGGTGACTTCAGGAAATAAAGTCTTGATGTAATCAAGTTTTACTTCTCTGACTGATGTAGCACCAATGAATGTGATTCTCTGATTCTGCCAAGACCAGAACTGAAGTGAGTCTGTTGGTAAATCATCAACGGCATGAGGAAGAAAGTCTCTCTTACCGAGAGGAACCCACGAATTATTGGTTCCTGAAAGTCTTTCAAAAATCTGTTGAATTTCAACTAAATCCTGTGGATAATTTGGCGGTGGTCCTGAACCAACACCGTCAAATGGATTAATTGATTTAGTTCCAACAGGAACTATAATTGGAACTGAACTCTCGTTAGTAACTGGAATGTTATTTAACTGGAAAACTTCTTGTAATTCAGAGAGAGCCATGTTCAGGTATGGCATTTGAGCCGTATAAGTATACACTGTTTTCAAAGTATCGTTCATTAGCGATGCAGCTCTATCCATTACTCGTGCCGCTGTTAAAGACGTGCTGCTCACTTTTTACTCTCCACTTACTTGCAAACGAATGTCAATTGATACTGATTATTTCTAATTTGAGTAGTTCCTGCCAAAGTCCAATTAGTCATGCTATTAATAACTTCTTGCATCTTTTGTCTATTAGAATAAAGATTTAGAATAAATCCTATTTCGTAATCCTGAGATTGGTAGGAGCAATAGTTGGAACTGTTAACGAAAAAGGGAGTGATTGTGAAGACTCCCCAACATCAGAACGATAGTAAGTAAGGGTTAAGTCATGCTTCCCAACCTTATTAATGAGAGTTACTAGCTCTGTTGTAAGCTGAGATGTGCAAACAATCGGTGTTCCTGCTACACAATTAACACCATTTAGAACAGTGAAAGAAGTTGGAGCAGTTGAGTCTCTAAGACGAGCCTCAAAAGTAGGTGCATCAGTCAATGTTAGATTAGATGGCAAATCCCATTCAATCTTCATTGAGGTATCTACGGGTCCAGCAGTTACTACAGTCTGAGCTGATACGCCGTTTGCAATTCCTACGAAAGCAAGAAAAATGAGAAATCTTTTCATTTTGCTAATCCTCTGATACTCTTCATTGTGGTGCATTTAGAGCCGTCATTAGTTTCCCAACATATGGGAGTTTCATCAATAATTGTTAATCCAAGTGTAACACGAGAAGGTCCATCTTTTAGTTGTGGATTTTGTGGTGGAGGATTTCCTGGTAAAAACGGACCCGGAGCCGTTAGTATCCCAGGAAATAGCTTCCATCCATCAATCATAACTGAACCATCATTCTTTAGTAAGACACCCATACCACAAACCATGCTAGATTGGGCACTTACCATTCCAATAAGTAGTATAAGTATAAGAGTGAGAGTTATTAAGAAAGTTCTCATTGTGCAAAGATAAGACCAAGTTCTTTGGCCTTCTCCTTATCAGTAATAGCTTTGCAATTCGAACAGATTGGATAAAGAGGATTTTTTAGATTACCACAAGCCTGACAACGAACTAGCTCCATCGTCTGAGAATCTTTCAACCACTCTTTATTGACCAAGTTTAATTCACGAGCAGCTAGCTTCATCTCATCTGAAATAGCTAATGGATTACCACCGCTTCTAGCCCAGAGAGCATCACCCATTCTAACTAGAGTGGTAAACCAGTTTCTTTGTTTGACATTAGCGGCATGAAGTTCTCCTTGTTTTTCTTTTCTAATTTTATCTATGTTCCACTCACCCATAAGATAGAATAAGCCAGGCATATTCTGAGCCATGTCACAACCAACTACCCCGTTACAATAATCCTTCACAATGCTGTCAGCAATCTGAACAGATGAATGAGGAATTTCAAGTAATGGTTGATTCTCATCAATTTCTTTCCACCATGAACTAGGACCAACAACCAAGAGTGCTGGTCTCTCATAAGTTCCTGGTTGAATTTCAAACACACCAGGCTGAATGGTATGCTTCTTCTCTAGAATGTATTTTGGAAAAATTGATACTACAGTAGACTTGTCCATTGGATTCGTAGGAGCACGAATCGTTCTACGCTTCATATCTGAAATTAAAGGAAATTGACCTACAATTACAATGCCCATTTAGCTCTCCCTTTTATAGATATGAGGGACGACAATAGCTTCACCATGAGCTAGTGAATCGCCCGTATCTGTTTCGTTACCAAACAGTTCTTCCTGAAGTTTTTCAATTTCTTGGCTTTTCATTTCCATATATTCTTCATTACTTATTCCGGATACCGGGTCTTTGTATCTAGCCAAGTTTCCTTTTCCTTGAACTGATAATACAGAGTCAATAACGAATTCAGCAGCGTCAAGGCGAGGAGGAAGATACTGACCAGAATTAGTTTCAAACGGATACATAGGTTCGTAAGACATTCTTGTTGCCGGTAAATCACCTCGATTGACCTCCGGTATCAAGACCAGCCTCTCTAAGACATACTTGTTGTGAATCCATTGTCTATACTTAGGAACCCAACGAACTTCTGTTACAGTTCTAAGATAGATTCCAGCAGGACTGAAATCTTCAAAGGTTCCATAACGATGCTCAAACTGGTCTTCACTCCAAACAATTCTCCACATTGGCAGACCAGTAATAGTATCAATTCCATATATATCACTAAGTTGTTGATTGAGAGAGTCAATAGATTCGGCTGTTTCCATTTTACCTACCTATCTGAACTCCACCGATTTTCTGATGGTTAGTTCTTCCGAAATAGAATCCAGTCACAAGATTAGCTACACCAAACAAAAATACAATAGCTGCCAACTGCATATCCGACGTTCCAAGCCACTTACCAGTTACGGATAGAACTGCTCCCACAAACAATGAAGCCCAGATTACTGAGAGAGCAATTCTCATTTGAGTTCTTTCCCAAATTAGATTAATATCTCTCTGTCCTGCCGAATGCTTATCCTGTTCTGCTGTGGTTGTTGGAGATAGAGATTCAGAAGTTAATATAGCAGCTTTGGGAGCTGTTACATTAACAGGTGCCTCCATGCTTGGAACATTGTCATCCATGTTTTTACGTCCAGACAATTCTCACTCCATCGATTGTTCCACCAGCATTCAAAATAAAGTTTGCAGGAGCAACTTCAAATGCAATGCTTGTTGGGTCTGTTTTACTGAGAGTTATACCTACGTCAGCAGCATTTCCCTTAAGAACCAGAGCTTGAAGATTATTAGATGGAGGAATAATAGTAGCCGCTTTGACAGTAATTCCCACAACTGCTGGAACTAAAATTGTATTGTCACCAGCGATTAGAGAGTGAACTGTTATCGAACCTGGTGATACGGCGTTAGCAGCGGCGCTATAAATCTTATCACCAATTACATCTCCAGTAAGATTAATGGTTATTGAACGAGCCGCATTAACTGCCATTTGAATTCCTTTTCAGTAGACCACGGAAGTTCCCTGACCTAGTATGGTGCTCCCAGCAACAACACTGTTTAAGAGTTACGACCGTGGCCTACTTTAATTGTTCTTTCGCCGCTCGGACCAGTATTGGGTGATTCATAACCTACGTGTGGAATAACTTGCGGAATGTTAATCATTCCTCTCCCACTAGTGTCATATCCACTCATCCATTTGCCATCTTCTTTGTTAGCCCAAATAATCATTGTTCCAATGTGTCCAAGCATACATTCCATATCGCAATAAATTTTAATTCCTGCTTTTCTGATACGATTAAAGAAGCCGACATCATCACACCATTGTTCAGGGTCTATTTCACCCAATCTGACATATGGCTTCTCTAGTTTCTCAAAAATGCTAGTCTTGACAAGAACAAATCCAAGACCGCAGTTTACAATTTCTTTCAGTCTAGGTTCATCTCCCATCAGATAAGCAAACAAACATGCTCCTGATTCATCAGCTACATCGAATATCAGCGGCTGATGTGGATATGACCTACTTAAATATAATCCAGTAACTACATCCACATCGTGTGACAATAGCTGCATTAATGCATCTGGTTTGCAAGCTATGTCATCATCTACAAATAGTATATGCGTGCAGTTGTGTTTTATTGCTTCATCAATAATTACGTTTCTTCCCTTAGCCGGTGAACGGTCATGACATGGAAGAAGTAACCAGTCTTTAGGTTTCTCCATTAAACCAAGATAGTCATAGAAATCTGCTCTACGAGCGTATTCTTGAGTTACATAACCAATTAAGACCTTATTTTCCACCAGATTGTCTCCTCAATACCTACATCACCGAATTTCTCATCTACAGCTTTTTTAACACCAGGCCACAATGGATGCCCATAATCATGACCGCAAACAATACCACCAGATTTAGCTAATCCACAAGCTCTATCTATATCTCTCAATACAGTCTCATAACGATGGTCTCCATCAATGAAAACCATGTCAACCTGAAACGGAAGATAGAATGAGAACGAGAAGCCACGAATAGGAATTACACGTCCAACTGTTATGAGGTCTAGAAGATTAGCTCTAAAGTATGGATAAACATAGGTATTAATTTCTCCAAGAGCAGTTCCTGATTCATCAGGATAATCACCATTCCAAGGGTCTACAGCCCATACTTTTCCATCTTCCTTAATATTATCTCCAAGTGCTCTTGTGCTACGACCATGAAAAGAACCAAATTCAACAATCTTATTACACTCTTGCGCTTCGCTTGCAAGCCATAGTAGTTCTCGTCTGCTCATCCAACCCCCGATTGAGAGAGCCTTCGAGATGTCTACTATGGCCTGCATTGTTACTAGCTCGCTTTCGTTACTGAGGCGTAATACTTGCCTTCGAGAGGATTGTAGACAAGCATGACTGGCAAATTAGTAGCAGGTGTTGCCACTGCTTTAATATTACCAGTTGTAGTGAATGCCGCTGGTGTAGTCGTAGTGAATACAAACAACAGCATGTGAGCGCCAGTTACCGGCGGTGTTACAGTGGCAATTGCTGTAGTTCCACTAATGAATGACAAGAAAGTGGAAGGAGCAACTGTCGCCGCTGATGCAATGGTAACAGGTTTTGGCTGTATACCACTTGCTACCGTAGACAGGTCTTGAAAATTCAGGTCAGGCATTAGCTAAACTCCAGAGTTGATATACCACTTTGCAGCCGTCTTATTCCATACTAACCAAACAGCACGATTTTGGGCCATTGCAATACCAACAAGGATATTACCACTGGTTCCAAGAGTCACCGCACCGTCTACCGGAATAAGAATTACCATCATGCCACTACCCATTAGTGGCGACAAGATGGTTTCTATCTGAGTGCTACCGGTAACTCGAACAACATCAGTTCTGACGTTGATTGTAGTTGCTGATGCTACAACAGACTCAGATAGCTTACTTTGAACCCCAGGAATCATTCCTCCACCTCCTAGATTCCTATTAGCTGATTGTTAGCGTGTAAGTGTTACCACTTACTGTGCATGTAATAGTTGTATCAGCACCGATGTCAATTTGAATCCTTCGTGGACCATTGGCATCGCTGAATACAATTTCAAGGACTTCGTTAGTGGTATCAATAGAAAAGAATGTTACATTGTTGAAAACCTGAGTGGTAAGTGTCCCACCAGGTCCAACTTTACCCGTGATGGTAGCTACGCTAGGCATTAGCTAATCGTCAATGTCCAAGCGTTGCCGCTTTTAGTTGCAGTTACAGTACTAGCTGCATCTACGGCAATGGGTGATAGAATCGTGCTACCTTGAACAAGGGTAATCATATTCTTGTCTGTATCAATAGTAAATGATGTAACACCACTAAACACGGCTGCCGTAACAGCTTTCGCTGGTCCGGCAGTCCCCGTAAGTGTGACTGTAGCTGGCATGTTAGTAACCTGATGGAACTGCTAATGCATCAATATATGCACATCCAGCAGGATTAGTAACAAACGTCTGCATTCCTACGACCATGTAGAAGATTTCAGCCGTTGCCACACCACCAGATGCACCACGAATTTCAAAGATATTACGTCCATCAGTAGTATAGAAGCCGATTGGTAGAATTTCACCACGGCCCCAAACAGAATCAGTAACGAAATCAATACGAGTCTTATCCCAGTTATAGGATGTCTTGACTGGAGCGCCAGCCAATGACATGCTATCACCGAAATACATATTCAATCCTTCTTCAGAAGGCTTCTTGTTAATGATGCTTACAAGTTGACCAATCTCCTCATAAGCTGCCTTCTGTGCTGGATGCATCCAGGCATTAGGACTGAAATCGTTATCTGCTCCAATACGATTACCAATCTTATTGATAGCCAATCTTGGCAGTGGCAATGTCAATGAAGCAGATAGCCCATTAACCCTGTTTGCACGAATCTCAGGAGTTGTGCTACGGCTAAATCCAAGCCAAGTGCCAGTAGAGGCATTGCTATGATGGTAAGGAACACCATACAACGCTGGAAGCGAAGTAGGAGTTGAGATACCATTCGTAACAATCTTATCGGTAGCGATAACACCAGCAATCTGAGGTGTAATATTGACAGTCTTATTCTCAACATCCCAGAAGGTAATTACGCCGCTACCACGGAGAGTTGCAAGAGTAGTATCAAAGATTTGAACAGTCTGTCCATACCTCATCAATCTTGCACCAAATCCGTCACTAGTCAGAACGATGACATTTGAGCCACCAGCCGGTGTATCTGATGTAACTGTTCCAATTACACCATCACCAGCCTGCATCATCTGTGCATCGAGCTGACGCCTTAATTCATCCAATGCCGTAGCAGTCAGTCTCCTGACGCCATTAGTAATGGATTTTCTATCATCATCAGTAGCCCATTGAGTCAGCTTGGTGTATTCAATATTCTCACTGGCAAACACGCAAGTAAGAACGGCCTTATCAAACGTAGGCCCACCACCACGACCCAAATCTCCACCATCAGGATTGAAATACTGGAATGAACCACCAGGACGAAGTTCAAGAGGAACTCGCATCTGGCGATTTGAGATTTTCTCTACATCACGCTTCTTGATATTAGCATAGAATTTGTCATCCCTCTCGAACAGAGTTCGAATTTTAGGAATGACTCGCTCTAGTTCAAGAGCTGCAACCTGTTGTTCTACAACTGCCATTTATTCCCTCGCTAGTCATCAGAATTAAGAAATTCTAGAGTAGTCATACCTCTAGGAATTTGTTTATTGTTGCTACCTTTATTGGCGCTTCCACTAGCGAGGGTTGTGGATGACCGGGTTTTGCCAACAGGTAGCGGTCCTTTCTTATCTCTTTGATTATCATCGCTTGCTTTTCTATTAAGTCCTCTCAATGCCTCATTACGAGACTTCTTGATAAGTATTGGTAAAAGAGTCTTGGCCTTGGACAAGTAGGCTGATTTAATTCTGTCCATAGACTCTTTGTCAAAATCACTTTCAAATGCTCTTTCCCAGAGCTTATCATAAATGGCACGAAATCTAGTATCCTTTGAGATTAAATCTTCTAAACCCTCGAGAACTTCACGACTAGCATTCTTCTTGACATACTCAGTCATTGAATCATTGGGGTCGATGGCCTTATCTACGCTAGACTTGAGGATGTTATCAACTCTAGTCCCTAGGTCATCTCTTGCAGAGGTAAATTGTCTTTCAAGAAACTCTCTTTCCTTACGAGAGAGTTCTTCTTCCTTTTCTCTTGACTCACCATCCTCAACATCATCTTTTGAGAGCTTTTGTGGATGGGTAAATTGGCTAGTGCCAAATATATACTGGTTGAGAATAGCTGCCGCTGTCCCCAATTCCTCATTACTTTGTTCTTTACCATCTCTAACCATTGAGATGATAGTGTGCTTGATAACATTTCCAATCGTATGATAGTATGAGTGTTGGTCAACCTTATACAAGGTCGGCAAGTAGTTATCGACAACCTTAGCGAATGCTTCCTTGTCGTTGTCTTTAACGGCTACTAGAAGTGATTCAGTTGAACCACTTAAAATTTCTTTTTCATACTCATCTAGTATATTGGCTTTCTCAGCGGCAGCCTTAGCATCTTCAATTGTCGGCAAAATCTCAGAATATCTTTGTTCACGATACATCGATTTTTCAAGTTGAGGAAAATCCTTGAAAATATTAGGATATTTAGCAAGAATTTCTTTTCTTCTGGGGGCTTCGATTAATTCTAATTTCTCATCATCTGTCTCTTGAAGTTCTTCTTCTAGTTCATCCTCAAGAGTGAGTTCTTTTTCTTCTGAAGTCTCTTCAGATTCCTTATCAGATTTCTCTCCTTCAGCCTTTCCTTTCTTACCTGGCTTTGGAGTCTCTTCAATCTCAAGAGTTTCAGTTTCCTTATCATCATCTTCACCCAGAAATTCAATAACAGATTCTTTATCGAGAGCCTCATCTTCAACTGGTGAGCCTGAGCCTGGGGCATCATTAGAACCATAGAAAGGACTAAGATTGTGTAGAAACATTTTGATTCTCCGATAATGGCTGATTACTACCAGCAGGCTGCTCTGCTAATTTGGGGTCTCCAGCACCCATTTGCTGCATTCCCATTTGAGATTGCATTTCTTCCATCATCTTCTGCTTAATAGCTTCAAGATGAGCCTTCATATGAAGTAATACATTCTTATATCCATCTGGATTCTCTGTCTTTAGCAGCCTTCCGGCAGCAGAAACCAGATAAGTCCTACATATATCAGATTCAATTTGATGATTGTCCAGGTCATAGTCAATTTCGACTGATGGTAATTCAGTTGGAGGAATCTGAGCAAGTTGTTCTGGTGTAGCACCTTGCTGAACTGCCATCATTAACTGTTCATCAGATGGTGGCTGTTGAATTGGCTCGGAATTAATTAGTAATCTAATTTCTTCATATTGTTTTTCTACATCGTTCTGGCCTGGAATATTAAAGTCATCAAGACCGATAGCCTCAGCCAAATTTCTGATGTTTTCAGGAGATGTTAGAGCTTCCAGAATTTTAGGATTCTGAGCTTCTAACAATTTCATGTATACATCTTTACGTTGTGACCAAGTAATTGGTAGATTTTCATTTGCTTCAAGCTCAACTCTACCAATTTTACCTTCTAGTTCAGCAACTCGAACAAAAACATTGATGAAGTTACCCTTCTCATCAAGTTCAACTTGTCTTTCATCGTCTTTAATCTCTTCAATATACATTGGAATGGCTTTAGCATAAATATCTTTCCACCAATATGTAATCATCTTCCAAACATTCTGGAGTCTTTGTAGTGCTTGAGCACGACTCATTGAATATTCAGAAGCTGTCTTGCTTCCATCTATCTGACCACCAAACAATGACGGCAAGGCACCAGACGCCATCTGCCCAAGCTGTTGAATTTGCTGGAAAAATGGCAAAACTTCTTGACTTAAGGTAGCAGTCCTAGTCTCGAAGAATCCTTCACCTAATGCCTTGCCGGTTTTAGCTACTGCTGGATAAACACCACCAGGCAATACTTCCGTTTGCCTATACTGGTCAAAATTAAGAACGGCAGGGTCGGCGAAAGTCTGAGAAATACCATGCTCAATAGTCTGCAATGCTAGACTAATGATATCACTGGTAATTTCTTGAACATTGACAAGGAGAGAACCCATTGGTCGCTTATGTAAATAATCTGCCATAGGGTCTTGCATGATTGTCCAACAATCATCAAGACTCTCATTCTCACTGTCGGCATACATATCATTAATTAATACAATCTTAGCTCCATCAGGATAGTGTTTCCTTAGAAGTTTTGAATCTTCGTCTGGAAGGATTTCAAATGCTGACGGACGTAACCAGCAATTACGAACAGTGACATTGTTAATAGGATATTCACCACGATACTGAGGTGATAGTCTAGCCCACTGTTCATAAGGGTCATACAATCCACCAGATGTAATTCCTGATTTGCCACTAGGAGACATAGCCCCACGTAGCTCTTTGTATCTATCCAAGACATTAGAATAGTGAGTTTCGTAAGAGAAGATTAAATATGGGATGTCTTCCTGTCTCATTGCATAATTTGGAATTTTAATGTATAAGCCACCATAGCATTCAAGACAGATTCTAGACTTTGGTTCTTTGGTTGTTCCAACAAGTCTAGTTACAATTAGAGAAGATTTCTGTAACTCAGGGTCTAGGAGTGATGCACACTCAGGACACAATGGACCAATGTTTTGAATTACGTTGTGCAGAGCGGCATCTTCTTCCTCAGGCATGAATCCATCCATTATCCTATTTGTCATAATTTCGTCAGGCAAACGAGACTGACAATATGGACAAACATATGCTTCTTCAGTAGTATCTTCATATTTATTATTATCGTAAGTGCCAAATTTCTTATCTTCTTTAGGATATGAGTAACAAGCTACCATTCCCTCAGTGACGATAACATAGAGAGCATGAAGAAATAGAAGTGGGTCATTATTATGCCTCTTAATTAAAAGTGCAATTTTATCTCCAGCCTTAGCTGTCATTAAGTCCAATGGGTTATCTGCATCATCTGGATAGCATTTGATTCCAGGAACGGTGATGCTAAGTGCCGCTATGATAGATTCCAGATAAGCTCTGAATACATTGATAGGCTTATCATAGAATTCTTGGTCATTATCTGAGTTGATTGACTCCTCCCAGATACGCCAGTCATGTGCTACCTCTGAATACCAGACTCTAGTGAAACCCTCCCAAAGAAGTTTGAGTCTCCTCCAATCCCTTAATTGACGTTCACGGACAGCCCTATCCTCACTGTCAAAATGGTCTGCTACCTGTTTGAGCAAGTCTTGAACGTGTTTATCGACTTTCATCGCTTTATTGGAATGTCATGAAAACCAACAATGTTAAGGATATAAAGAATCAATAAAATAACTACTAATACTACAATTACTTTCTTAAATATATCAGGCATCGGAATATATGTAACAATCAGCCATACTAAGAAGCCAACTACAGCTAGAGTGAGAATGAGACTAATCATCGCTTTGCAAACTCCTTCCGTTTCTTAGCTGAGGTTTTATCAATAAATTCTTTTGCTACTTCAGGTGATGGCCCTTTACTACCATGCTTAGCTTTTTCAGGATTGTGAGCCATCATCTGCATGAAACGATATTGCTTAGCAGATTTGGCTGGCATTACATACCAGGTCTACGTCTCATTGCCTGTCCAGCAACAGGATTAGGCTTCTTTTTATTCTGGCCAAAGATACTACCTACTGCACCACCAGTGCCTTTAACTGCGCCGGTAACAGCGCCGCCAGTTCCTTTGACTGCCTTATTAACGGCACCAAAAGCTCCACCACCTACTTTCTTAACTGCATTATTAACTCCACCAAATACTTTCTTCAGACCGCCAAATGGTTTAAGCACTTATTTCTTTCCTTTCGGAGCTTTCTTAGCTTTGAGTCTACCCTTATTAAGTGAGAGTTTATGTGGACGCATTAACTGATTTTCCAGCTTCTTTGTAGTAAATTTCTGGTCCATATATCCACCAAAAGGTTTAAGCATTTGGTGCCTCTGCTGGAATATCTAATTCCTTTTCTAACTTATCGATATCATCTTTAATTTTACTAGCTTCTTCGTTCCTTCTCCTCTGGTCTGCTAGTAATTCTGCTTGCCTTCTATCTTCAGCTTCTAACATCTGTTTTCTAACTGTCCAGGTCATCATCTTAGGTTTAACTTTCTCGTATTCAACAGCTGGAGTAGTCTCTTCTCTAGCTGGTGGTTTTGAGAAAGATAAGATTGTATTTAATAATTCTTGTTTTTCATGATTAGCAATAGATAGTTGTAGCTTTAGAGTTTCGCATGACTGGCATGGTAGTGGTTCTAAGTCGAACCACTTGTATAACAACTCCTTAATCATCACGCTCTCGAAAGTCTTACATTTGCAGGACCGGCTGAAGTCATCTTAATAAATGGAGCAGTTATGAGATAACCACCCTCACTCAATGTGCAGGCTGTGCTTGCTGTAAATGCTGCTGTGTTTGATTGAGTTACAACAACAGCTGTATCAGCATACAATCTGCAAGGAACTGGAGGAGCTGCATAGACTGTATTCTGCACCATTGAGAATACAGGCCCCATTAGAATTTGGTCCATTGGCATCTTTCCTCAGTAAACTAGTCTACGACGATGAAAGAGTCTAATTGGCTTATTAGTATTCTTTTCAAGAGTTCTCATATCTCGATAGAATGCAGTCCAATCTTGGCTTGCCGCTAACTTAGCAGCTAATTGCTCACGCTTCTGGATTATCTTAAATTCTCCTTCCGCAGAATCAAGATAATTCTCAGCCGTGTCAACAATATATCTTAAGCCATCGATTGGGTCATCACCTTCAAATTCGGCAATATCTTCAACCTTCTTCTTATCATAACTACAAGCCTTGATAGCCTCAATCAATACTCTACATGAATCAAATATCTGAAGTTTAGGAAGATTATTTTCAGGTTCTGGTTCGTCAAACGAATCAAGATAACTCTTATACTCTTTCATTCCCCTATTGCGAAGAATCCACATTGCTTGTTCTTCGCTATACTGCTGTGTTTTTTGTTTAAGAAATGCGTGCTTCGGCTTAAACCTGAGATACTCGTGAATTAGTTGTTTGCCAGCAATGCGAGAGCCAGCATTATTCGCCGTCAATTCAATCTGCTTACCAAGAGCGGCTGAAATTTGTTCTTGAATTGTGTGCTCTTGTCCAAGCTCCTTTCCAGCAGACTTGCAGAACTTAATGATTCTTGGTCCTTCTGCATCGATGAAATCTTTAACGAATGGTGCCCACTCTTCAATCTTAGTCTTAGTCCAAAAGAGTTCACGGTAAATGTATACTCGCCGCTGTGGACTGATGGCAGCAAAGCCAACCCAAGTCATTGCGGCAAATCCCCAGTCACCTACTACAATCTTAGGCCACCAGTCAGGGATTTGAAATTCTGGAATTACATGCAGTGCATTCTCTGGTTCATCAGGATAATGTCTATCTCTGAACTCATCAAACACCTGACCAAGATATGAGTTCCAATCTCCATAGAGCTTAGCTCTTTTTTCTGCTTCCGGTAGTGCCTCAAGAGATTGTCTGTATCCAGGGTCAATGTGTGGATTATCTGATAGTGTGGCATGAATATAAACTCTAAGATTATTACCTTTCCCCTTCATTACCGTCCCAGGGGGAGCTGGGTCGTAAAATCTTTTTCTAACCCACGAATGACCTACTCCTCCGGGCATTCCAGCCGCACGGATAATAGCAGGTAAATTAGGGTCGCTTGTCCTGACACGAGTGAATCCAATATAAAGGTAAATAAATTCTGTTTCGCTGGTAAGCTCATCAGGAGTAAATAAGTTAATTTCCATGGAATCATATTTATGAACGTCATCTTCATTCTCGCACTGGCCTAAGAATATCATCGAGCCAGCATTAGCATATCCACTTCCTGCTTGGCCTGGAGCCATGAATGTCCAAGCCATATCAGATTTATTTAATGTAGCCCCAAACTTAGGATATATTTGTCTACTACGTGGTATTACTTCATTTCTAAGTTCAGGAAAAGTTCTACGTAGAAAGACCTGTTTGAATGCTGGATGATTATGCCATCCATGACAGATGCCATATAACAATAAAACATCTGTCTTAGCAGAGCCTGCACCGCCTCCATACATTGCTTCCCTAATGGAGAGTGGTAGAGCCAAGAATTCCTCTTGTTTTCTTGTTGGCCTCCACTCTCCACTAGTAAATGCCACTAGAGCGCCCTGAATCGATTCATCAGACCCCAGTATTCATGGCTAACTGGAATATCTGATTCTATTCCCTTATGTTCTTTGAGAATGGCATGAGCCTTTAGTAAGCACTCTGCCTTTTCTTTTACCTTAGCTTCTGCCGCTTTCTTAGCCATCTCCTCTGCTTTTGCATTGGATTTAGCAGCTTCTTCATGAATCTTTGCTTCCTTAGCTACAGTCACACCAGCTTTTACCTTAGCCGCTTCTTCTGCTGCTGCCTTAGCTTCAGCTTCCTTAGCTTCTGCCGCTTTCTTAGCTTCTTCTTTAGCAACAGTGGCAGCTTCTTTAGCTTCCTCCTTTGCTTCTACCTTAGCTGCTGTTTCTGCCTTAGTGTCAGTCATCTCTCCTCCTAATACATGGTCTTAGGCATTATGACGCTAGGTTTAGGTCTGGGCTTATTAGGATTTGGTAAGTTAATGTCTCCTTGTGGAATGTAATACTCACCAGGATTAGTAAACGATGGCACTGAAGTTTGGGTTCTGCCCATCGAATAGCGGCGATTCTTCTCAGCTTGAAATGCATCCATTTCATCTGGCCGCTGTCCATAAGGCAACCTTGAATTATTGCCAAACATTTGATGTAGCAGTTCCATTCCTGGCCCATACCCACGATTTTGCATCTGATTTATATGCTGCTGTTCGTGAGTTAAAGTATCTGCTACATCTTGTGGAGATAAACCTTGCATTTGAGTGGGATTTACGTAGAGACTTCTACCAGGACTGGCGTATGCCTGAGCGTTAGGCTGTAGTAATCTAGAAAAGAATCCATATGGTTCAACTGGAGCCATGTTAGGATTCTCTTTTCTAGCTATGTTAACTCCTTCTTGTATCTCAGGAGTCATAGGTTCGCTACCGAAGATTCTCGATAAGAATCCTCTAGATGGCTGAACTGATTCCTTTACTTTCTCAGGCATTTACTTTTTATTCTGCTATTTCAACTACTTTATAATTCTCAATATTCTGCACCTTCGGTGCATAAACAATAATCTGTGAAAGTGATTTGTCTCCAGTATTCTTGGAGTCTTGGTGAGCTACAACCTTAGACATTTCAGCCGCTATCGCAGCTAAACGCTCTGGCTTCTGAACTTCAGGTAGGCGAACGCGCAATTCATCCATTGCAGCATTAAGAATACCAATAGCTTTAGTGCGCGTATTAGAAATTTTATTTTCTAAGTCCTCAATTATATCTGCACTTTTCGGTGGGAGACAGGGGCTTTGTGGAGTGATTGTCTTATCTAATGAGGTTCTTAAACGGTTAAGTAAATTAATAGGAGACTCAATTCTCTGTTGTATCTCATCATCACTTAGAATCATTCTTATCTCCCTCTAGATTGAATCGAATAGATAGAGACCTGTGGCCCTAACCCAATATACCCGAAATGAGGCTCTTTGTCAAGTGGCAAAATGAAGCGAAACCTTAACGAAACTGAATGAATGGTGTGAAAATTTCATTTTTTGAATCTCTCATAGTTTGTTGAGTGTATGGAACCATTGTATGTAGTTTGTTAGTTTTGATGACCGGCTAGTGTTAGTTTTGATAGGTGACTTGTGTGGTTAATCACCGCCCCCCACTAACGGATATGTAACTACTAAGGGATTAGTACCCCCCGTATCTATATGATTCTAAAGGACTTAGCGCCGTGTATTATTTTAGGATACTCTCTAATACAAAGCACTTGGCATTGCACAAAGCATAAATCATGCCGCTCGCCGGTGTATCATACGCATACAGATACGAGCGGCAGTGTATCATTCGTAATTCTTACACGATTCATGTATGAATACACTTCATACACTGCTAAGCTATTGATTCTAAAGGACTTATGACGTAGCAATTAGATGCAAACAAACAGCGAAAGTGTATGGAATTGAATTTGCCCTATTATAAGACACACTATATAGAGTGGATATGCTTCTGACCTACCACAAGGTATTGTGTTGGTATCACATAAGCACGGCACACGGTATGCTATACTACTATCTGTAAGTTCGTTCGCACGCGACGCAAGGCAGAGACGCCCCTGTGCAATCGGCAGGACTACTCTAGCCTTTCAGAAATGGTAAGCTAAGACCATGCAATGTAGTGTGGCAGTAGGCCGTATACTGGCGACGGTATATCTGTGAGCCTATCTGAAGCCTGATGGCAGACTTAGTAAGCCCAGTGGACTACCGGCGAATGTAGGATAATCGCTGCTAGACCATGCACTACTTGTAGCCTACACTCATTATCGGCCTGACAAGCTGGTAACGTGATTACGAAACTAGCTTCCCTGAGTCTAGCCAAGCACGGTAGACAGCAACATTGCGAGCTAGTAAGTAATCCTGAGATGAAGCAAAAGGCCATCTAGCAAGCCGGTGGATACATGCAGTGACAATAAAGCTATATGCTGAAGATAAACATACGGGATTCCATGCAGTGAAGCTAGAGGCGATAGCGCAATACCGATTATGAGTCTAATGGATGGCTGGAGAATAGGACATAAAATGCTTATCTCAAGTCTCTACAATCGACCAGTGCCAGTGAAATACGTTAGGGTGACTCGCATCAATCGTGAGATAAGACGACACAAGCTGGCAATGGCTAGTCAATCTTATCTCGTTCGTGTTCGTCGGCTTGTCTCAAACGACAAGCTAATCAAAACAGTCTCTGTCTAGCACTCAATTCCAGCCATGCGTTAGACTCATAATCAAATTGATTGGATACTCTGTTAGACTCATCAAGCTAATCCGAAAGGACAAGCTAATGAATGAAAACCTGAAAGAGATGACTTTCGTCGCAGCCTGCCGACAGTTTTTCGGTATGCTGCCGAATGAGACACTTCAGGAGTTTGTGGCTGAGCTGAAAGCACTCACTCCGCAGGACAAGCTGGATTTGATTGAGATGTTCAAATCCGTTGGAATCAACGCGACCAAACAGAGCTAGTAGCATTTAACTTCTAGCTTGGTGAGCCTAATAGAGTATCCAATCAATCGCACCGTTATAGGCTCTATAGACCGGAGCAGAAAAGAGATTCAGATGACCAATTCAGAGCAAGCAATGTATCTCATTTCGCTCCCTCTCGCTCAGTTCAGAGCTATTCAACAGGCAATCAAGGTGCTAGCTCGCGGTGGTATGTGCCGTGAGGAAGCATTGCATATCATCGTTCAGCAGCATCGGGAGTCAAGCATTCGCCAGCGTCAAATTCGTCAAGAGCGATACACTGGCTAGATAAACTCAAATTGCTCCGGTGTATTGAGTCTATAACGGTCTAACGTATTGTTATTGCTGCATAAATCCAGTCTCTGAAGTGTCTTTCGCGACACGCAATAAAAGAGAATGGTGTAGCAATCTGGCCTCTGGCCATCTGATATTGTGTCAATAGTCATCGTGGCTATTTGTGGTTAACGATATTAGTTAGAATACAGGTTAATACATGGGTAAACCATGGATTAAATAACAGGTCGTGCTGTTAGCCTGTATCTAGCTAATGGATACAACGGATGGCTGGTGGTCAGCGTTAGTTCTCCGATTGGCTGAAGCGTATTGTCTTGCGCTTTCGCGCTTGACAGCAAGTCGATAGTGTGATACAATGGTTTCAGCCAGTCGGATGACCTGACTGGACAAAAGCCTGAAAGCTGGCATGAAAGCCGAGTCTTCCGGGCACGTTAGGAGATAGTTAAATGAGTAATGAAGAGCGTTCGGCAAAGGAGATTGAACTCGAAGCGAAGCAAAAGGAAGCTGATGAAATCAATGCTTCCCGTTCCGGCATTGGAACTCGTATTCGAGTTGGTCAGACTCGTGGAAAGAATCCCATGGTCATTTCATGGGAAGCATTCGACGAGTCAAAGCCTGAAACACTCCCACCTACTATCGAGAAGTTCATGGAAGTCACCGGAGTAAAGGATGAACCCTCTCTGGTGTCTTTCCTGATTGGTGGAGTGAATGACGCCAATTACACGGCAGCTAGTGACCCACTTGCTGAATACGTGGATTTGACGTGGCCGCAGGAAGCACAGACTCAGTTTCGACTGGTTGTTCGCAATTACTCTCGTGGTGCTCAGGTATCACTTGAGGATGCGGTCAATCTCATCAAGCCGGGATTTGAGAAGCAGTTTGCAAAGCCTGCTGCGCCTACGGCGTAACAATCTCAACCATAGTTTTCTAGCTTCTATTCAAAAAGCTAGTCTTCATTCCGCTTTGCGGAAGTTACTTCATACAGAGAGGCTAATCAGTATATGGTTAGCCTCTTCCTTTATCTCCTGACTTCCAGTGTCATCTGCTAAACAGTTTGTTGGCGAGTGCATCCTAGGATGTTGAATGGCGTGATGAATAACGTGCATTACCCGTTAGCACACCAGCTTGCCAACAATCAATTCTGTCTAGACAGTCAACCAATGAAAGAAGATTGGAGTGAGAATGAGTCTAGACTAGGGAGAGGATAACCACGATAAGTTAGAGTGGCAAACCTCTCCCTGTCCGCTTCAGCTTCGCTGATAGAAAGGAGAATCATGACCAATCGTGAAGAGCATCAGAGATTGTATGAGATGTATTGGTATCATTACAATCTCATGGGCTATCAATCGTATCTTAGATACGCTTTGTTCTGGCGAGCGGCTTGGAAGTATGGAAAGCCTATGGCTCTGGCTATCTATCCAATAAGCTACTTCCTTGCTACTAATGACTAGCCTCAATTTGAGGGGCTAACATCTCGTAAGCTGTCGTTAGAACTCGGACGAACTCGTATCGTTTCGTCAGGTTTTCTCATGGCCGTATGACTGTAAGTTGTTGATTTTCAATCACTTCCGGTCATTCGCCGATTTCGACACTCTCTATCGAATGACGACCCCTCCCCTCCCCCCTCCCGGTCTTGCTGGTTCCGTCTCCCTCTTGTGTTCTTTTATATATATATAATATATATATTAGAATAGAATAAGAGAGATACAGTGTAGTAAATACAGGGGCAGGGGGGGACAGGGGGGTTGACTTTCGGCAGAGAGTGTGGTATAATGGGGTTGTGGGCGAAGTGCAACCGCTTCAACGACTTACAGCCATACGTGTGCGCTCTAGTCGTCCGAGTTGCTCCGAGTTGCTCCGAGTTGCTCCGACCGCATCCGAGCTGTAGTGTCTACTTCAGAGGACACAATTTCAAGAGCTAGATATGAGTAAGTTCTTCAAATCAAAAGAGCAATACGAAATTCAAAAGAAGAAGAATGCTACTCGTAATCACCGCAATCGACGCAAAGCTAGAAAAGAACTAGAGAAGAAATTACTGCCACTTGCAAAAGAGAGAGCGGCAATCAGTAAGTTAGCAGATTCTTTAGCACAGCTTGTGATTAAGAAGGGAGAATAAGCCATGCGCTAAAGTTACTCCAGCTTCACTAGGCTAGGCTAGTGATGGGAGATAATAAAACCTAGACTTGGCTAATGAGAGTTTCTTGGCCGTTCAGTTCCTCACCGGCGACTAATAGTTGAACGGCCTGCATTTGATTGAGTGGCTCAGGATAGTGAAGTCTGGTCCAGAAAATAAGAAAAGAAAGGTTAATTGCCTTGGACTGGAACCAGCTAATGAGCCACTCAATGAGATGCAATATGACATATGAGCAGTGGATTGAGTATAATGAGTTGGCTTTGTAACTGTGGTATTCTTAACAGCGGCACAAACAAACACTGTGCCGCTTTTAAGACTACCGGAGAGCACAAGCAAGTATCGGAGAATAGTCCTGATTGGGTAATGAGTTATTTAACAGCAAAGGAATTGGGGATGACTCCACAGGAAGAACTTTTCAAAAAGTTCTACAATCATCAGAAGCCTCTTGTAAAGGATATGGACCATATTCAATTACGAGAGCATCGTGATGAGCTGTCGCTTATAGCACTCGAAGCTAAAGCTAGGCTCGTTGCTACAGACGATGAAATTCGAGAAAGGAAGGCTAAGACTAGCAATAAGGAATGGCTAGTCACTGATACACAAACACCGTATGATGTATCTAGTGCTATCAATGTTGTCAAGACTAGAAAAGAACGTATGTCCAAGATGGATAAGATACGTGAACAGCTAGTCAAAGCGGGAATTGATGAGGCTACTATCAAGGACATGGTTGGTAATCTTGAGAAGAAAGCAACAGACAAGAACCTTAAGACTGTTACTTTCTACAAGAAACCTGCTGATGAAGTAAGCGCCGTTCAGGTGAAAGCAGAACCAAACGGAGATGATAAGAAGCCATTCAATCCTGCTAGTCTCAAATTCGGAGGTTAAGTGATGCGGATTAAGGTTGAGCCTTACTTGATGAAGAAAGGCAACCGCGTAGCGAAAGCAGCTATTGAGTTTGAAGACGGTGTTCTCAGCGGCTTTCATATGGTAGGATTCACAATTTGCGATGATAAGGAAAAGGGATTGTTTGTTCTCTTTCCTGCCAGCATCGTAAAGAAGGATGAGAATGGAGCAACCAAACCATTCTTTTTCCTACGTCCGGGTAACGATGAAGACTTGTCAAAGTTGGAGGAGGCAATCTTAGACATTTACATTAGTATGACTGGCAAGTTCAATACACCTAAGTTAGCAACGGAGTAGAGAATGAAAGTATTTAAGATACTTCGTATTAAGACAGAGATACTCCGAACTAGACTTAAAATCCAGGCTCTTAGAGAGTGGATGTTTCTCTATGATATCGTATATATCCTTAGACAAACTTCCACACGAACTAAGATGATTTGGATAAAAGCTGAAATCCTACTCATCAAGTGGATATTCGGAGTAAGTAGTAACAAGGAGTAGCAATGGCGTTAAGCTCAATTATCAAATTGACTTGCGACCAATGTGGTAAGATTGCCGTTGAGAAGAGTAGGATTAGCTTTGGAAAGTCAAAGTTAATCACACTCGAATGTGGACATATTATCACTGAAGCTGTAATGACTTCAGATAACATTGCACATATTCTCAACGGCACTACGCTTTGGGATTATCAAGTCAAAGGTGTTGAGTTCTTTGAACGCGCTAACGGCAGAGCACTTCTAGCTGACGAGCAGGGATTAGGTAAGACAATTCAATTATTGGCATTAATGAAACTTCACCAAGATGAATTATTGCCAGCTATAGTTGTTTCACCGTCGTCAGTAACAAACCAATGGCACGCTGAAATTAGAGAGAAGTGTGGCATTCATGGTTTCTTAACACAAGTCATTAATTCTGGAAAAGAATTAGCCGCTCCGGGTTTTGACATCTATGTCACTACATATGACTTGCTTAAGAATGAGAAGTGCTTTGATTTGGTCAGAGACAAAATTAAGTTAGTTGTCATTGACGAATGTCAGCGCATTAAGAACCACCTGTCAGACAGAGCAAAAGCAATCCAGAAGGTATGCAAGAACATAGAGCATATCATCCCAATGTCTGGAACTCCAATCAAGAATCATGCTGGTGAATACTTCACAGTATTGAATTTGATTGCTCCTCGTGTCTTTCCACACTATCAGACATTCATTGAAAGAGAATGTGATAGCTACCATAATGGTTATGGTTACAAGGTAGGTGGATTAAGGCATCCTGAGTTGTTCCATCAGAAGACAAAGGACTTCATTCTTAGGAGAACAAAGGATGAAGTTCTGAAAGACTTACCAGCTAAGACACGTAAGTTCTTTCACTGTGAGCTAGACAAGAGACTGAACAGAGCCTATGCAGAAGCATTACAAGAATTAGAAGATGTTTACTACAATGATGACGAAAGCGGATTTGCTAAACAGTCATGTATGATAGCAATCATGACTAAAATGCGCCAAGTCACAGGCATTGGCAAGGTTCAGAATTGTTTAGATTTCTTGACAGAGTTCATCGAAAGTAATGAGAGAAAGATTGTAGTATTTGCTCATCACCATTTAGCAGTTAATATGCTAGAAGAGAAATACAATCAATGGGCAGCACAGAATAGGCAGCCTAGATGCTTGAATCTAAAGGCTGGCTCTGGTGATGAAAAGCAAAGAATAGTCGAACAGTTTAGAGATGGTGATTACAGAGTAATGCTGGCATCAACACAGGCAGCAGGAGAAGGATTGAACCTTCAATTCTGTTCTGATGCTGTGATGCTAGAAAGACAATGGAATCCACCAAATGAAGTTCAGGCAGAGGATAGGTTCCATAGGTTTGGACAGACTAACAAGGTAAGTATCACCTATATGATAGCAACAGAGACTATAGATGAATACTTCACTGAGCTGGTTGAGTCCAAAAGAGCAATCATTGCAAGCACGATGGATAATAAAGAAATACAGTGGGACCAGCAATCTCTGATGAGTGAACTAGCAAGTATTTTGGTAACGAAAGGTAAAAAAGCATGGAGTCTCAAATAGTCGATGAATACCTCGTGGAAGATAAGTTCAAGGGACTCTGCTGGAGAACAAAGGAAGGAGAGCTAATTCCCATTCGTGACATGAGAGATTCACATCTAAGAAATGCAGCATTATTCCTAATGGGAATGGGATATACAAGATGTGCCGCAAGCGATGTAGCAAGAGTTGCATGGCTTATGGTTCTTAGAAAAGAATGGGAAAGAAGAATGATTGGTAGAGAGGTAGTTGGGCCACCTGTCAAGACGACGTTCACTAAAACAAAGTGCTTGAGTGAATAAATGATAAATCAACAAAAGTTCCTAGAATTATTTGAGGAGCTGAGCACTACAATTACTGAGGTAAAGATACTATACGAACTCTCTGACAAAGAGATGACACTTCTCACTTGGTTAGTCATGGATTGCACTCAGTTAGGTGTGCCATCTAGCATGATGACTAAAGTGCTGAAAGCTGCCGCTCACATCATTGAAGCGAATGATGAAATAACAGATAAATACATGGGGACGATATTCAATGACTAGACTAAATGCAGTTAACATTGGAATGAACAAGTTCTGCGGACCTGCTGTCCTGTCAATCTTGACTGGTAAGTCTACAGATGAATGTGCTAATGTAATTAGTCGTATCAATGGACAGTATAGAATAGAAGGAGTTCAGTTAACCGATTTACTTCGTGCCGCTGATAAGCTGGGATTCACTAACAAGGCATGTGATTCTGCTGGTGGCAGTCTATACATGACATTGACGAGACTAGTGAATGACGACGGTATGTATATCGTCACAGTCATTGGTCATTTCATTGCCATTGAAGTAAGTGACAAAAAGATTTACTTCTGTGACAACCACACAAAAGAACCAATGCCAGCGGCTAGTTCAGCTAGAATGATGCAGCGGTGTCTTGCAGTTAACAAGGTATTCAAGAAGCCTGAGCCTAAAGTAATCAAAGCTGAGACAATCATTCAGGTTAGGGTATTTGCTAATGTAATATATGATGACCCTGAATTCAATAGCCAGAAGTTAACTCATTCAAAGGAGTTTACAAATCGAGAAGAGCTAGAGAAGTTCATTACTGGATTAAAAATCGAAAGGGATAGTGATGACTAACGTCGTATGGGGAACAAAATGAGATTACATCTTGAAGAATCTAAGCCAGAACAGAAAGAGATGCCACCTGACATTCAAGAAGCATTGAATACATGGCGAGAGATTAACAAAAACCCACATAAGTGGGCTTATTTCGAAGCCACTCAATTTGAACACACACGTCTTGTTCAGGTTAATTGGGGAGTGATTCTTTCAGATAGGTCTAAGGAAGCTACGATACAGACAATCACATTTACTCTCTTGAAAGATGGGAGTGTATCAGTTGGAAGACACACTCACCCATAAGTTTGAGAGTTATTACTTTAAGTATGGTGATACGTTGTATAACGAATATAGAATCATCTATCTCGTCGTGTTAAAGGACAAAGAGAATGATAGAGAGAAATACGGTATCCCAAGTCATCGGTAAAGGCTTTGCTGACAAGTTAGATTCAGAGATATTCAAAGTAGGACTTAATTGGTTCTACACTAGACGTGAGATGGTAGAAGAACTAGGCTGTGCAAACTTCATTGCCGCTGCCAGATTAGCAAAGGTATTACGTAGATTGCAGGTTCATACACCGGCACAGCTATACAAGACAGACCCATTCTCACTAGCTAGAGCAAAAGGAATTGGTGAAGCTGCTATCTTCGTAGCTATGTGTATTCTTGATGCCAATGAGTATGATGTGATTAAGTGGTGGAGCTGGAAAGATACTAATGATGTTAAGTTCTCCACTTATAAGCATCATGCAATGAGTCGCTCTCATAAGCATAAGCAGGAGGTAGCATGAAAGTCCTAATCGAGTTAATGAGTCGTGACCTTCAGGGTCATGAACATAAGATTACCATTGATGGAACAGTAGCCATTGCAAATTTAACTGATATTAAATTGCTTTGGGAAGCTGAGCGTACTATCAATGAACGTGCAACTATTCGTTGCCATATTAATTTGAGAGAGGATTAAATGTTACCAATAAATGACAACTTTAAGATTAATTATAAAATGATAATTGCCTTCAAGGAAGAAGGTGTAGTTATAGAATTCACAGGTGAGTCTGTAGAATTCAATAAGATTAAAGATAATGCAATTGTCAGGCCACGCCATATAAAATTAGTAACTGAGATACAGATGATGCTGCGTCAATACATGAAAGAAAACCAATGAGTAAGGTAAACATCGTCTTTGACATGAGCAAGTATGACTTGTTCAGGTTATGTGAAGCACGTTATAACTACAGACATAACCTAAACATTGGTTTGCCTGGCAAGTCACGTCAGTTAGATAGAGGCTCACTTACTCATGTTGGATTTGAAACCTACTATCAGGCTCTGAAAGACAAAAAGCACTATGACGAAGCCGCTAACATGGCATTGTCAAAGATACGAGAAGCTGGTGTCATCGCAACTGACTTAGATAATGATGACATTAACAGAGTAGTCGATGTAACTGAGGAATACTTCGACTACTGGAGAATAATTGACCAAGGCTTTGTTATCAATGAGGTTGAGCAGCCATTCATGTTTGAGCTGTATTCAACAGATGATGTTCGTTTGTTTCTTGCTGGTAAGATAGATTTGGTTGTCAGTGATAACCGATATGAGCACGAACCTTATGACCATAAAACCTACGACAGAACATACGAAGTAGGGAGAATGAACAATCAATTCAAGTGTTATGTAACAGCTCTCAAGAGTAATTATATGACGGTCAATAAGGTAGGCTTTCAAAAAACACTCAAACCACACGAAAAGTTTATAAGAACAAAACTAACTTTTGACCCACTCATCCTTGAAGAGTGGAAACAGAATGTCATTTCAGTATTGATGAACAATTATTTAGCTTGTGTCGGCGAGCAGAAGTGGCCGATGAATGAAACATCCTGTGAGAAATATAACAGACGATGTGAATTCTACGATATTTGTGACAGCTCTGGATTGCCAGCAAAGAACTATAAAATTAATAGCAACTACATTAAGCTGGAACCTTGGGATGTGACTAGAGTTATGAAGAAATCGTCTCAAATCATCGAGGAGGAGAAATTAAAGAGGCAGCAAAATGAAGAAGCAGAGTCACATTCACAAACTGAGGAAACATAAATACTCAACAGGCAATGCAGTCTTTTTCTGCACACTACCTGATTGCCACTTCAAGATTGATGCGCCACTAGCTCTTGGTAAGAGAGCATTGTGTAACATTTGTGGCGATGAGTTCATCATGAATGAATATACAGTTAAACTAGCCAAGCCTCACTGTTCTAACTGTGGCAAGGTTAAGATAAAGGATGAAGATGGGAACAATCGCTATGTCAAGAAAGTCACCAATCGAGTCCTTGCTAATGTTGCGGTTGATGTTAATAAGGATTTGCGCTCTCGTCTTGATAGTGCCACTAGGTTGGATATGGAAGAAGATATTTAGGTGCAAGCACGAGGAAACTTTGATAGTTAGAGATAAGAATGAATGGCATCTACAATGTCAGAAATGTAGTTGGCGTAGTCATGGAGTAAAGAATTGAAAGCAAGTGATTTGATTCTAGAGAGTCAGTCATCCATATTGCTAAAGGGACCATTCGGTCATGGTAAAACTTTAGCAGCCGCTACATTTGCATTAGATGGACCAATATGGATAGCCTATTTTGACAAGAAGAAACCAGTAGAGCTATTTCATTTCTTCCATAAGATAATCAAGAGACCAGACCTACTAGCTAATATAGAATACGACGTATATAATTCACATAATGCTAATGAGTATTTGAATAAGATGTTTGAGCTATCAAGAGACTGCCGTTACTTTGCAGTCATTACTGATTCAGTCACCAATATGACCAGTGCCGCTGTTAACTGGTCACTTGGATTTAGAAATACAAAGAAGCTCAAAGATAAAGATAAGATAATGCCAGAGTTTGATGAGTATAAGATTGAAACATCGTTAGTTACTCAAGCCTTAGATATCTGCAAAGCACTCCCCTGCCACGTCATTTGGACCTGTCACCCTGTTCCCTCCATCAAAGTTGAAGGCTCTGGGTCTTCAATCAAAGTTACTAAAACAAATCCAATTGTTACATACGGAAGCAAGGTAGCTGGAATTGTCCCTGGTAACTTTTCTGAAATCTATCATTTCTCCAAAGAATCTACGTGGGATAGTGTTTCTGGTAAAAGTTTGATTAAATATAAAGTCACTACAGAAGCCATTGGTGATGACTTTGCAAAGTCTAATCTTGGTCTCACAGGAGAGTTTGATATTACTAATCAACTCTTCTATGAAATCTGGAAGAATAGAGTTCAACAACTAAGAGAGGAGCTGACACATGACGTAGCAATTCACAACGCCAAACCTATCAATCCGTTTGCTACTAATCAAACCAACAACAATCCATCAACAGACAAACCAACAAACTCTTGGAGAACCTAGACAATGAGACAAATCCTTACACCAGATGACCTGAAAAAAGGTGATTTGGCAGAACCTGGTTGGCATCCGCTTGAAATTATTGATTACATTGAGAAGCCTGCTGACACAGATGGCTCAACTAATTGTATATTTCAATTCAAGATTATTGATGGACCCAATAAGGGTATCTCTCCTCAGAAGTTATTCAATGAGAAGGCATTGGGATTTGGTAAAGCTCTGTGGAAGTCTTTGAACTTTCCATATGACCCTGAGAAGGGATATGAATTGAGCACTGAACTTTTCCGCCAGACTATGGGCCATAAGGTTCAGGGATACATCAAACGTGGTAAGTCAAATAAAGGCAATGAGTTCAACGATATTGTTGACTTCAGGCCGATGCAGTAGTTAATCATGGAGCACTGGTCGATAGAACGAATGCTAGCATTTGGTGAACTATTAACCAGTGCTCCACCTAAAGAGTGGAGAGGTGCAATGCCGATAGATAAACCGTATGCTTATCACAAGCCCAGTGTATCTGGGTTACTTAAGATTAATAAACTGCGCGAACATTTCGCTGAGGGTGATAGGTTGATGAGGGAGATTTGTCCTGATTCTCGTCAGCTATCTATTGCCATCACGAACAACGAGCAGACAGCAATGTGGGCTATTAAAGCCGTTGTCTTTAATGACCCAGAAAGTGAGATAAGCTAGATAATTTATTGCTGGATGCCATCGAATAAGTTGCTAAAACAACAAATAAGGTGGGGCACGTGTCCTCTAAGAGTGTCTCGCGAACATCCAGCTTTCTATTCAAGGAGATTATATGGAAAGAACTAGACGGGAGCATCTTGATTGGTGTATTGAACGTGCAATAGCAGAGATGGACTTTTACAAAGACCCATCAAAAGCATATATTTCAATGGCCTCTGATTTACGTAAGCATCCAGAAACTGATAATCAAGGTTTGATTACTCTGTGTATCATACAACCAATGAGAAATCCTCATGCTAGTCGTCAAGAAGTAATCAACTTCTTAAGAGGATTTAATTAATGGACCCGTTAACGGCAGCGTTGGAACTAGCCAACACAATAGCTAAGATAATTCTTATTAGTATAGAGTCTACTCCGCCGGAAATTCGTGCAGAACAAGCACGATTAAACTTTGAAGTGCTAAAGAAGGTGTTGGAGTTCATTGACAAGTTACAACCAAAATGAATCCTCACATAGTAAAATTAATCGAAGAGTATGGAGAGATAAAGAAACGTGAAGGTGTGTTAGAAGCAGAAATACACCATCACATTTCTATGTTAAGCACTCTTGGTAATGAGGAGCGGCAACCTAAGGCTGAGAAGAAACAGAAACAAGAAGAAGTAGAAGAAGTAGATGAGAAACAAGACCATAAGAAGTTTGCTGGCTTAAGAAATTTCCTAAGAGAGTGGATTAAAGCTAATGGTTTGAATCCAATGACAGTCAAACCAAAAGAAGTAATGGATGCAACTAGTAGACAGTTTCCTGGTGTCACAAGAGGAAGCATAGGTAGTGCATTACAGGGACTACGAAGGGAGAATAATGCCAGCTCTAAATGAGAGACAAGCACTGATTATTAAAGTTCTTTATGGGCTAAATATTGACCTTGCGGCAGGGACAGATGATGATAGGCGCAGATTAACTAAAAAGATTGCACAACAATTTTGTTTTGAATTCGGTGCTGATTATGGTTGTAAAGCATCAACACCAACCAATCCCCAATCCAAAGATTCTATTGCTAAACGTGAAGGAACTAAACTCTATTCGTGGGATTGGCAAAATGGTGCAACTCGTGAACCACAAGTAAGAGCTGGTTCTGAAGCTGAAGATATTACTGGACAATTCTTTATTACTGTTGAACCTGCTAACTATCTAGGAGAAAAACCACCAGTAGAAAAACCACCAGACAACAGTCTCGAAGATTATCTCCTTGCCGTTCTTAAGGAAATGGAAGGAGACATCAAAGAAATAATGTCAGGCCAAACAGCTATCTCTGAATCCTGCACAAAGATTCTAGCTGAACTTCAAGTTCTCATTGACAAGCCTCCCATTGATGTATCAACAATTAAGTATCCTGAATACACAGTCAAGCTGCCGTTCTTTGGTGATGTTACGTTCAAGCCCAAAAAGTAGGAGAGCCGATGTTCAAATCACAAGAGCAGATTACGTCCTTCGTTGATAAGATTGAAAAGTTTATTGACACACGTGTCCATCTAGCATTGTTATCTAGTCAAGGATTAGATGGGAGTGCAAAACAAGACGCCGTTATTTATTTGAATAGGAGTCGAGCTAAATTGGAGGAGTTTCTTCAGGCAATATCTGGTGTTACTCCAGCTACAGATACTACTGATAGTTATACATGTCCTGATTGTGGTTCTGATATGAAGCTCAGGACGAATAGGCAGAATGGTGATAAGTTCTGGGGTTGTACAAAGTATCCTGATTGTCGTGGAACCAGAGATGAGAATGGTCTTAGTAGAGAAGAGAGAAACCAGAAGAAAGAAGTCGTTCAAGAAGGTGGATTCTCATTTAACAAGTCGAAAAGAAATCCAGTCACTGAGGTGGGGCCTGATAGCTGATGAAACAGCCTCCAATCAAACAGCATTGGATAAGTAAATGTATCGACATACATAACTTTCATGTCTCACAGATTAAGGAAGAATCTAACTGGACGGTGGAGAAAACGGCTAAGATTCTCTGCCGTTCTGTTGGTTCAGTATCACAGGATTTACTCATAGCATCATGGCTAAAGACACATGAGAAACAGTTAAGACGATTCTCGTGTGCTAAAGATGCACTTGAGTTTATCAGGAATAAAAAGAAGGAGATGAAGATACAGGAGTTAGACTTATAATGTCCAATAGATATGTATCAGGTGTAGGACCATTAGAACCAGACTTAATGATTATAGGTGAAGCACCAGGTAAGCATGAACATGAACAAGGTATTCCATTTTGTGGTCCATCAGGTGAGATACTAAATGATTGCTTAGGGAAGGCTGGTATTAGACGTAGCGAATGCTACATTACCAATGTATGTAAATACCAGCCTCCAATGAATGACATAAGCAAGCTACATCTTATAGGTGTAGACTTAGCTGAACAAGCAGAGCTGCTATGGGAAAATGAAATATCCAAATTCAAACCTAAAGCAATACTAGCCGTTGGTCGTTATGCTATGCGTGCCGTTATGGGATGGCAACTGCATGTAGAAAAGCAGGATGCATATCCCATAACAAATTACCGCGGCTCTATTCTCTTAGCAAAGAATGGGATAACTAAGGTAGTTCCAACGATTCATCCTGCCGCTCTGTTCAACAGATATGACCACGGAGAACAGGTTGGTGGTTTAGAGTATACGTATATCAAACTTATTGAACATGACATTCAACGTGCAGTAGATGAATCCAAGTCTAGAACTCTTAGCCTGCCAGAACGAAGTATAGACATCTGCCACAATTCTCTTGACCTGTATAGGTTCTTTGCCAAATATGAGAAACTTGATAGGGCGACTGCTGATATCGAATCTATTAACTGTGTTCCTATTTGCATTGGTTTCGCATTTAATAGGCATCATGCCATCTCTATTCCATTACTTCGTAGCATTGGCAACCACAAGCTCACTGACATGGGCAATCTGGAAATGGACGAAGTCTGGAGAATAATAGATACTCAGCTGAGGAGATTGAAGCTAGTTGGCCAGAACTTTAAATATGACGAATTCAAACTTAACCTCATCAGATTTGAAACTCCAAATATTATCAGTGACACACTTATCAAGACGAGAGTTATATTTCCCGAATTGCCTGATAAAAAACTCCACGTTCAGTCATCTATCTGGACTAGAGAGCCATACTATAAAGAAGAAGGAAAAGAGTTTAGACTTGGCAAACAAAAGATTGACAAGTTACTATACTACAACGGCAGGGACTGCTGTGTTACACATGAGATTGATGAGGAACAAGAGCTTGACTTACACTCGATGGCGGAAACCTATAAGGTGCCGCTCGTAGAATATTATTATAACTACATGATGAAGAAGCACAAGTTCTATCTAAAGATGGAGAACGTAGGCTTCTGTGTAGACTTAGAGAGGCAGAAAGAACTGAAGAAGAAATACACTGAGCTAGCTGAGATTCCACATGCTAGGATAGCAGAGCTAGTTGGTCATGAAGTAAACGTCAACTCGTATCCTCAGATGTTTGAGCTTCTCTACAAAGAGATGAAGTTCAGACTAATGAAACGTAATCCAACTAGTGAGGATACCATTGTAGCATTGCTAGGTAATCATGCTAAAACAAAAGAAAAGAAAGAAATCCTTACTGCGCTCCTTGAAGAACGCAGAATACGAACTCAAAAAAGTAGATATATCAATTTCTGTCCTGATTACGACGGTCGTTGCAAAACCTCATTCAATATTTCTGCGACGGAGACTTGCAGAAGCTCTACAAGTATACTTAAGAAACCTGTTAGACCTAAGAAAATCGGTCTCGCCTTCCATACGATATCAAAGCATGGGAGACTGGCAAAGGATATCCGTTCGATGTTCATTTCCGATAAAGGAAAGGTTATCCTTAGCGCGGACAGTAGCCAAGCAGAAGCAAGAATAGTAGCTGTCTTATCTGAAGATTGGGAATTGCTTGAAGCATTTGATAAGGTTGATATTCATAGGAGAACGGCTGGTCTGATATTTGGATACACTAAGAATTTGGTTCTGACAACAGATAAGATAGCAGTCGTTGACATTCTAGAGAAGGATGGACCGGAGAGATTCTGTGGAAAGAAGACAAGACATGCAGGTAATTATAACATGGGTAAGAATCGATTTATGGTTGAGTTTAATACTGATGCTCAGAAGTTTGATATACCTATGTCAATTAGTGAATGGCGTGCTGGTCAAATGCTTGATTTATTTCATGCAGCGTCACCACGAATCAGGGGGAGATTCCATCGTGATATACAAGAGTGTCTCCAGAATACGAGAACTCTCATTGACCCCTTTGGTGGAGTTAGAATATTTAACGGGCGAATGGATGAGGAGCTTTTCAAAGAGGGGTATGCTAACATCCCACAAAGGACGGTAGCTCATTTGGTTCAAGGTGCCGGTCTTAAGATAGACGAAGAACTGAATGGCGATGTAGAATTCAAGTGGGTATCTGAGGACCATGATAGCCTTAAGATGCTAGTGCCTGAGAATAACTGGGAGCCATATGGTAGACTAATGAAGAAGCATTTTGAGACACCAGTTGACTTCTCCACTTATTGCAGCTTAAAACGTAACTATGTGCTAACGATACCATGCGAACTTGAAATAGCGGAGAAGAACTATGCTGAGTTCAGGAAAGTTAAGATTTGAGCTAGTTCTAACCAGATGGGAAGATGGGTTATTCAAGTCATTAGATAGAATTTTGGCTGATAGCACTGAATCTTTAGAGAAACAGTTTGAATTTCTTATTACTGAAGTTCATAAAAAGATGGCAGATGAAGCAGATAGAAGATACAAGATAGCAGACGATGATGATATCCCGTTTAGAGGTGAAGGTATGAATATTAGAAAGAGATTCAGACATTGGTTCTATAATCAAACTTATAAATTGGTAGGACTTAATTGTGGACCAGTCATGCTTAATATGAGAGGTGAATACTTATTTATTGATGGATATGGAGCAATGTGGAGAGTCACTCCAACAATGGACCCACACATGCCATTAATAATTCAGTTGCAAGTAAAGCCATGAAAGTAACAATCAAAGACTTTCTATTGATGGTAGCTAACAAAGCTGAGGAAGCAGCCCAAAAAGATAACAATGTAGAAGTAATTAGATTGTTAAAGCTAGCACAAGAATCTATTGGTGATGTAATTAAAGAATTCGAAGCTAAGATACCCAAACGTGAGCCTCCTATGGATATGAATCCAGGAGGATATGATGGAGATGCTGACTAATGATTTACTACATGATTAGGCACAAAGCAACTGGCGAGTTCATGCCAGAGTTGAGAAGGACACGAGGCTATAGTCATTGGAATCCAGCTAAGGTAGATACTCTACAGAACTTAGGTAAGAAAGTATTAGGAGTTCCAAGATTATTTTCTAGCAGAAAGAAGGCTCATGGTTCCATAGTTCAATGGAATGCTGTGCCGAATGGAAAGGTATCAGGCCATCAGAATAGCTGGGATGGCGAATGGGATGAGGATTTATCTACTAAAGAAGATGGTAGAAGTAAGGATGATTTAGAAATCGTTGAGGTTAATATAGAGGTGAAGGTATGATTGTAAAATATATTATAGAAATTTATGACCCAGCTCATAAGCGTTATCATCCAACATGGATTGGCCATGACTATGCTTGGGCTGAGAAGATGCTTAACAAACCATATAATGCTCGTCACACTAGACGACTAATGAAAGTTACAACTGAACTTCTCTGCAAGGCAAAAGGGAAGATAAGATGAATCGACGGGAACTACTTAAATGATATTCATTCTAGCTGGAACTTACGGTCATGCTAAGAAATGGGCAGCGGCTCAGCAGCTAGCTGATAATGAATGGTTCTCTACTCTAGATATAGATGATTTGAAAGGTAGAGAGAACTTCCATGTGGTAGTTCTGGATACAGCCTCAGAATTGCCACATATATTATTTGAAAAATTATTCTCAATGGGTCACATAAGAGGAAGGATAAATAGGAGATGAGACAGATTACATTATCAGAGGAAGAAGCTAGAGCTATAGTCTCCGTATTGAGGAGTAATTGGATACCACTTGAATTGCAAAAGCTAGTATTCAACTTAATTAGCAGGATTGAGAGGGAGCTGGAAAACTTGACGTGAACCAAATAAATTGGTTGGACTCCCTTGTTAGTGAATGCTCGCATGTAGAAACACCGGAATCGTGGCTGTGGTGGAGTTTCATATCATGTATTAGTGCCGCTGCTGGAAACAACTATCACCTGACAACCCTTAAAGGTGATTTAATTTATAAGCCTAACTTGTATATAATGTTGCTTGGTGAGAGTGGATTAGGAAAAGGCTTTCCCATTAACAGGGCTAAGCTGCTAGTCAGCAAAGCAGACGTCACTAGAGTCATTGCAGGGAGAAGCAGTATACAAGCTATAGTTCAGGAGTTATCGAGGACTAAGACAACTGAAGGTAAAGCACCAATCACTGATTCAAGGGGGTTCATTATCAATGGAGAACTGTCAACAGCTATCATCCAAGACCCTGATAGTCTCACGATATTAACGGACTTATACGATGGACATTATAATCCAGAGTGGACCAATTTGCTTAAAGGTGACGGTGCTGAAAAGCTCAAGAATCCATACATCACAGCTTTGTTCGGAAGCAGCCCGGCACATTTTTACGACTCTATACCCCAGGCGAATATTGAGGGCGGGTATATTGGCAGAAATCTCATTATATATGAAGAAAAGAGAAGTCACGACGTCGATTTATTAGATGAAGGTGAGACTAAAGAAGATAAGTTTGACGAGTATATAATACCAAAATATGTTCCACATCTAAGTAAGATACAAACTAAGAAAGGGCAACTAAAGCCTTCTGATGAAGCCAGACAGTTGTTTAATACGTGGAGAAGAAAGTGGCGGGGTAGTCAAACCTACGACAAGACAGGATTTCTCAACAGAGTTCCAGACCACGTATTAAAAGTGTCTATGTGCTTAGCATTAGCTGAATGGGAATTTAATGGTGAGATTTCAGAACATCATATCGAGTCTGCAATAGAAAAGGTAACGTCATTAGTATATGCTAATAAGAGAACAACTGAAGGTAGAGGTCCAGACCCACTAGCCGCTGCTACCAAACAAGTATTAGACTATCTCATAGCAGCCAGTGGACAGAAGCTGACTAGGAAACAGTTGTTGTGGAAAGGATATGGAGTCTACAATACATTTACTTTAGATCAAATTATGGAGAACCTAACAGAGATGGGATGGATAAAGAAAGTTAAGATTGGAGTTGGAGCTAACCTTGATTGGGAAGTGAGCTTGGCAGGAGAGCCGCTAGAACAGTATCTGAAATATCTTAAAGACAAGGAGAAGTAATGAAACTAGAAGTAACAATGGCAGTCCTTATCAAAGAAGAAGGAATATTAGCATTCGTTAAGAATATGATAGTTAAGCAGATGGTCAAGAGTTCAACTGAGACTGTCATTGAAAATGATATGATGAGAATAAATGTCACTAACATTAAGGAGGTTAAATGACTCAAGCAGAATTGCTAGTAATTATAACCAAAGTAATAAGAAATAAGTTTCAAGATATGAATGTAGAAGAAGCACTTGAAATTGCTTATGCTATATTGGAAGCAATTAAGAATCAAAAAATTGTTAAGGATGTTAACGAAGACCTTAAGAAACTATTCAGCGAGGGATAATACGATGGTCGGGAAAGTGAGTAACATTGTAACTGCAAAGAAGTTTGGATTTATATCTTCTGATAATGGACAAGAGTATTTCTTTCATATGACAGACATGATAAGTGATTGGGATGACCTTGTATCTGATTTTAATAGAATAGGAGGCAATAAGGTTAAAGTCACATTCGAGCCAAATAAAACAGTCAAGGGTCCACGAGCTAGAAACGTAAGCGTTATAGAAGGAGATTAACGTCCAGTATATGTTTGAGTTCCACTCAATCCAAGTAAAGTGGGCACAGCAAGAGTAGCGGCAAGAGCAGGGTCTTCCTTTGTCATATCAAGAATATCTTTGGCAGCAATAGGGAAGACCCTCTCAAACAATGCTCTCTTAACCTCAAATGGTTTGCCATCGAATTCTCTATTTCCCATCCAAGCCCAAACAAAAGAGGCAACAGGAGACAAACGATTAGTAAAAAATCTCTCTGCTACGGACTGTCTCGTTTGCTGACCAAAGCGGCTCGCCGTTAAATCAGTAGTTTTACCACTAGTAGTAGAAGTAGACTCTCCCATTAGAAGTTTAGCCGCTGCTACTGGAAACTGCTGATACCCACCAAACAAATCAATCCTAACATCTCCAATCTTAATCTTTCTAAAGTCTGAGCTAGTTGGGTCATTACTTACTTTAGCACCAGCCATTCTAGCCATCTCACCAACAGCTAATCCTGCTCCTGCTACAGCAAATAATGATTTAAGAGCTTGTTGTCTAAGAACTGGGTCATAGTTCCAATACTTTACCGGATTAAGAACATTATTCCATGTCCTAATCTGGCCTGCCATATTTCTAGGTGCAAAGAATACATCATTAATCATTCTAGTATTATTCTCTAATTTCCAATCACCAATATGCAATGAGCCTCTGCCAGTGGCATCATTGATAAACTTAGCATAAGCTCTTGCAATTCTAGTATCAGTTTCCGGATTCATGCCAGCTTTCTTAGCGGCATCCATCATAGAAACAAATTGGTCAGACCTTAGCTTGTTTAAGAATGCAGTGTGAGCACGGTTTGCTTTGCCAACTCCAGAGTATTTCTCAAATCCCTTACCAAGAGACTGAGTAAACATCTCCTCATTTGCCGCTAAGTCGAGCCCCATCTTCTCAGCGAATGATGGAATCTTTTTACCAGCATCTGTGATACCTTCTTTGAAATATCCAGATGGGTGGTCTAGGATTGATTGGTGAATGGTATCAGCGGCAGCTTTAGAACCCCAAGCCTTAACCATGTCATCAAGAGAAGTCCAGTATGCTTTGTTGAACATGAATGCTTTACCCTGGCGACCAGGAGCAGACAAGTCCCATGAAGTTAGAAGTGCTTTGTTAGCTGCTAGAACCTTACGGATAATTCCAGGTTCTTTAATTCCGGCGCTCTCTTTAGCAATCTCACTTAATTCTTTAGGAGCAGTAGTTGGGTTTGGTTCTTCGATTGCTTTATCTAATCTTCTATTAAGAGATTCAATTACTTCAGTAGCGGCATCAGGCTTTACATTAGCTGGGTTAACTTCTCCAGTTGATACTTGTGGCTTACCTTGAATGTAGCCTCTAACTTCACCAGGAGCCGGTGTCTCAGTAGGTGATGCCGTCTGTTCAATAGCGCCCAACTTCTTTCTAGCTATCTGAGGAATTTGTATATCTCCACCTGGAGAATTTTTAGCTTGTGCTTTAATAGCAGTCTTTACTTCTTGTCCAAGTGCTCTAGCACCAGCTTCATCTAAACCAGTATTATCCATTACAAATTTTAGATACTTGGCATCAGATGCTGATTTTCTAGTTTGTGCAATAATATACAATGCTTTATCTAAGTCATCAGCAAATTGAGGATTATAGAATTGAGTGCCAGCATTGAAGCGTGGCTTAGCACCAGCTAGGTCTCTAGGTAATTTTGGTGTCTCATTAACTGTTCCACGTAATTGTGCTGGTGGTTTGGATAAGCCCAAATTAGGCTGACCCATTCTCTTACCAGCTCTCCTAACTGGCATAGGAGCTTCTGCATTAGGAGGAGCTTCTGGAATAAATGGAACATCACCAGGTTTAGCTTCTGTAGCAACTTTAATCTCACCAGTATTAGGGTCAACAAACTGCATCTCAGACTGTGGTTCTACTAGAGTTGGTCTAGATGTAGCTTGTGTAGGAGTTCTCTTTTGAACTTGGTCTCCTACTTGGAACTTAGGACCGCGAGCTTTACTTGCTGCTCCAATATCACTCCATAATTGATTTAGTTCTGGTGGCATACTAGGATGACTACGAACCTCTATTGCTAAATCAGAATATGCATTAAATTCAGCATCAGTGAATCCTTCTCCTGCTGCCTTAGCTCTCATTGCCTGTAGTCTAGATACCATATTATCAAATTCAATATCTCCTGTTCTAGGAATTGATTTGATAACCTGTTCTACATTAGTTGGCTGAACTGCCTCTGGCTGTGGAGTTCTCTCCAGTCCCTGTAATGTATTTGGGTCAAATGCTCTACGTTCTACTCCAGTAGGACTCTGGCCTGGTGTAGCTCTACGTTCTTGTTCCAGTCTAGTTTTCATTCCCTCATTAGTAGTTGGCATTCTCTCCTTAACCAAATCTAGCATCTGCTGTCTTTGGACTTCAGGAGTATAGCCACCTTCTGCTGGCAATGGAGCTTTTGCCTCTGTAGGTAATACTTCTGGAGTCATAGGTGCAGCCTGATTAGGAGGTCTAACAGGCATTGACTCTGGAGTTACCATCTCTGGTTCAATAGGTGCGGCAGGTTGTCTAACTGGTAATTGTCCTTCAGAAGCACCAGCACCTACTGGCTTAGCTTTTGGTGTTGGAGCTGCCATTCCAGCAAATCCACCAGCAGCTTGAGCAGCACTAAACAATCTCTCTGATGTTGATGCATTAGGATTGAGTGCGGTAGCACCACCCTGTAATGCAACAGGAGCAGATAGACTTCTACCAGTTATCTGTAATCTTCTAGCAACTGTTGGTGCAGTTTCAGCTAAAGAACTTGCTCCCTTAAAAGCACCTAAAGTAGCTAGATTTAATGGAGATGAAAGCCCAGTAACTACGTTACCAGCACCTTCAAGCATACCAGCACCTAGTGACCTAAGTGAACCACCTCCTGCAAATGGAACCCAATCAGGAATCTTCCACTCATCTTCACTTCTAGTAGCTGGATTATCGTAATAGTTAGCTGCTGCCGCTGGGTCAATAATTCTATTCCCAGCAGAGTCAGTGATATAGTCAGTAAGAGGCTTATTAGCAAAATTCCATGTTGACTTAACTGGGTCTGGAATATAACTAGCTACAGTATCATACCAGCTAGGTTCTACTGGTGATTGTAGCTGCTTTGGAGCAAATTCATTGGGGTCAAATGCTTGACCGCCGCTGAACTCATTTGGGTCAAAGACTGCTGGCTGCTGTGGCATCACTTACCTGCTGTCTTGTATTTATAGCCTTGCTGCAAAGCTGTCTGAACTTGAGCTTCTGGAACCATTCTAACTCCCTTACCATCAGGAGTAGTCATTGGAATAACACTAGCAGAGCCAGGTGCCGCTTTGGTTTGTGGTGCTGGCATTTTACTTGAACCAGGTGCTTTAGTTGGTGGAGTAGCTGGCTGAACAGTTGGTTGGTTAATAGGAGCAGCAGCTTGTTCACCTCTCATCCAAGCAACCATGTCATCGTATTCTTTATGAGTCGGTCCAGAATCATACCAATGTTCAGAAGGTGGTTCAATTTCAACCATTCCATTCTGGTCGATTGATAGCCAGTTTCTCCATTTAGGATTAGTTTGGATACCTTCATTAGCTCTTAGCTGGTGAGCCTTAATCTGTTGAGTAGGTAGCTGACTAGTCATTCCAGCATTGGCACTTGGAGTGCCTTTAGTCTGTCTAGCTTCAGCACCTGCTACATGAGTCCTTTCAATTGAAGCTGCATTAGTAGCTTCATTTCTTTGGTTAGCACCTGCAATAGTAGCATCAGTTCTCTGATTAGCACCAGTCTGTTGCATTCCAGTTCTTTCAGTAGCACCAGCTTGTTGTGCATTTACTCTTTCCATAGCAGCAGCATTATTCATATCTGCAATAGAGATTCTGCCATCTTGAAGCATCTGGAGTTTCTCTCTATCAGTCATAGTATTGAGCTGAGATGCTCTTACTCTTTCCTCAGCAGTCATTCTAGATACAGAAACCCTATCAGCAGAAATGTCAATTTTTTGTTGCTCAAGTCCTGGTCTTTGAGCAGTATAACCAGCAGTGGCATTTCTCTGGTTAGCTAGTGCAGCATTAGCTTCTGCTGTTGCGGCAGCACCTAATCCTTTATTCTTCATCTCCCAGTCAGCTACAGCATCAGCATATGGTTGGTTAGCTACGTCTGCTCCTGCTGAAACAGCGGCAGGCATAGCCTTCATTACCTGTTCCATGAACCCTGGCTGCTTATACTTGTTGATAAACTTAGTTTGTCCAGTAGCAGGGTCTTTCCATGCTTTAGCTTGTTGATAAGCCTGACCATCAACATAGACTCTATTTTTCTCATAGTCTGTTGGAGTAGAGGCTATCTCTAATGCTTTGGTTAATCCATTAAGAGTGCTTTTAGGATATGTCATATGCTCTCTCACTGGAGGATGCAAGACACTCTCTCTAAAAGCATCTAATGTAGATTGCGGTGCTGGTGGCTCTGGCTCTACTTGAGCAGTTACATTCTCATCGTATGGTAGCTGAGAAGGAAACTGTGGTGCTCTCTGAATAAGTGGTATTTGTTCAGGCGGACTGCTATTTTGCTGAGGACCAAACAAATTAGCCATACGCATGAAGCTGCTAAGCATGTCAGGCATTATAGACCGCCTACAATCTTCTTACCAATTTTTGCGCCAGCACCACTTAATCCAGCAGCAGCGGCAGTGCTTAATCCACCAGTGAATGCACCAGCCGCTATTGGTAACGCTATCTGACCAGCCTTCTTTAGTCCAGTTCCTAGCTTCTGCCACCAACTCTTTTTCTTCTCAGGAACTAGAGCTAATGGTAGTTTATCTGCTGCACTACCACCACCTCCACCACCTCCACCTGAACTACCACCAGAAGTAGTAGAACCAGATGTTCTTCCTTCAGTGCCAGCCATTCCTTGTAAGCCAGCTAATTTCCCTTGTTGCACCATTTCAGCGATGCTGGCTTCAGCATTGGTAGCAGCATCACTAATTCCCTGCCCCTGCTGTCTTTGCATTCTAGCTTGTAATACACCAAAGCCAGGTGAATAACCACCTTGTAGTGACCTTTGGCGATTTACATTTTGCTGTGCATTCTGATATGCAGCTCGAACTGGACTTACAGCTCTAGCTCTTATGTTAGCAAGGTCAGCGGCACTGAATCCACCAGTCTTAGAGAAGTCTTGGAATCCAGAGAATGATATAGGAGCACCAGACTCCCAAGAGTTAGTAGTGCTACTATAGCTGCTACCACCTCCGCCACCACCACTGCCATCATCACCACCCATAATAATGGGCTGTGGTTGTGCCTGCTCAGGCTGTTTGGGTTTGCCCATCAAAGTCTCCAAAATCCAAAACAAGAAGTTTTGCGTCTATCTCTTTGAAACCAAACTTGCGTAGTATACTTACATATCTATCGTCATGATTAACAAAAGCATGAATCTGTTTCTGTTTCATTCCTTGAGCAATGAAGATTGAAGAACCCAATGCTTGAAGCAATGCATCCAAGCGAGTTTTTACTGGCAGACTCTTATCAGTTACGACTACAGCTTCTGCAATCGTTTTTACACCACCTGCCACTATAATTTTATCTGAATCATCATTAGTGACCACAAATGAACACTGATATTGTGGATTAGAGAAGTTAGGATATTCATTATCGCTGAACCATTTATTATAGATTCTATTAATTTCAAAATCATCTACAGGTCTAACTGGTCTGATAATCATACATTTGACTCCTTCTGCAAATGACTAGACCAAATTGCAAGACGGTCTGTAGGTCGAATATCCACATGAACAAATGTTGGATAACGACCAATGCCATGAATGCCGAAGTCATCACAACTGGCTCTGATAAGATTATAGAAATCAGTTATCGGGAGTCCTTGTGGTGGCTTTAAGTCTAATGCACGCCCCTTCATATGCTGGCTAAACTTTGCGCCGCCAACCTTTGTATTCCAAGTTTCAGTTCTATATGCAGAGAGAATCTGAATTGGCTTATTTCCACACAGTTTTCTAATTCTCTCAAATAGGTCAGCTAATTGAAACACTCTACCATCATCAATGAATCGACGTGGATATGGTGTTCCATCATGACATTCTAATTCTTTCCAAGATAGATGTTTAGATGGTCCATTCATTAAAATACGGCAGAATGTGCGCCTCCACCTCCACCGCCTCCAGATGTATTTCCGAATGTTACTGGTTGTCCATTCCAGTATTTATCACCTGTAGTATCCTGACTAGCTGCTAGGGTAGACCATGTATCTATCCAAGCATCCCCCGCACTACCAAAGCTACGAACAACAAACTCAAGTATACCATCAGCAGCAACGGCAGCAGTAGCTCCACTTAAAGTCTCCCATACTCCAACAGCACCTGAATGTGTAGCCAATACTGTGTCGTTATTAATTCCTAATGCTCTGTTTCTCAGAACAACAAGTTGAGGTTTAGTTGTTCCATTATATCCTGCATTAACTTGAACCTTAACAGAAGGAGTAACAGAAGCACCATTATTAACAGCAACCAAAAATCCAGTCCCCTTACGTTTGGCATTGCTGTCAGATTTGGAGCTAGTGGTGTTAGTAGTCACATTTTTCATGTTGTGACTGGGAGTTACATCAAACGTGGTTGTATCTAGAATATGAGTACAGAATGGTTGATATACTCGATGAGCGCTGGCATTCTGTCCATAACCAGGACAAATTACATATGAATATTCAGATGAGTAACGCGGCGCCGCTCCAGCCGCATAATAGAACTTAACTGGCTCTGGAGCACCGAATGAACACCATTCAGCAATACCTTGAAGCAACATACTACCTGAATCAATGTCAGGAATAGAACCAATATCAGCTACAGCCAATGGCCTACGGGTGCCGGTGTTCTCTGAAAACTTGCAGTTATACCACTGAATATTGCTTGCAACAACATTATTCTTATCAAACAAAAATCCCCAATTAGCTGCAAATGAAGTATCACCAGAGACATTACAATTTACAAATCTAATGTTATCTAAAGCATTAGAGCCACCAGCTACTCTGAATGCACAAGGTTCTTCACTGGCAGCTACACCATTGGCAAAGAAATCACCTGTAAATTCTACATTCATCATTGCCAAGTTAGATGCTATGGTAATTGGGTCTGCACTATTTCTCCAGAAATAGAATGTTGGAAATGTAATATCATAACAACCAGCACTAAATTGAAGCATAGCGGCAGCAGTTCCACCATCATTTGAATGAGCTGTCCATACTGCTCCGCCACTGAATGTAGGTCCACCAGTTCCGTTATTTAGTAAAGCATTCTGTCCCCATACAATACCATCTGCTGAATTACCAACAATCCACAAATTGCCAAGTGTGCCACCTACGTCATTCAAGGTTAGGCAAGTTGCACAACCAACAAATGCTACATCTGTGATTGTCCAGGTTCCAGTGGTAACAGGGATAATCAACGCATTGCCAGCTCCGCCAACATCATAAATTAAAGTTTTATCGAATGTTAAATTACTGACAGCGGCACCGCTGACTGTAATACCAAGCTCTCCGTGTCTAAATACAGTATACTGGAATGAGCAACTTCCAGTAGTAGTATTGATGGTTGGAGTATGAGTTAGAGAGCTGTAGTATCTAAATAGTGTCCATTTAACACTGGCTGTAGAAGTTGGTAAGAAATCAAAATAGGTCATAAATGTGGCACTAACTGAACGCACTTCTACGTTACGAGTTAGCAACCAAATTTCGCCAAAGTAATCTCCCGAGCCTAGATGAGGATTTGTTAACCCTACACTGATAGTAAATGATGCAGCTCCGGCATTGGCATTCAATACCCTAGTTTCAGCTTCGCTACGGACACGTCTAGTTGGTGCAATGAGAACTTCATCAGTATTCAACCAGCCAGTATCTGTATCTACGTTTAGTGTGGTAGCTCCTGCTGCTGCATCTCCATTGAGCTTACACATCCACACATCTTTAGCGACAGTTCGAGATAATCCATGTGAATTAAATATACCACCATTCATTACACGTAGACCAAAGTTTCCATCAGCAGCACAATCAAATTCTAATACTGCTGTTGAGTCTCGTGGAATCTCAGCACCTGCACTACCAATGCTAAAGGTTCCACCAGAGAATACCATCACAGTGCCGCTAACTCTAAGAATATAGTTAGTAGCTGCTGCAGTTCCATAGACTAAAGTGCAAGCCTTAGAAACATTTAGTGCTGATTGATATGTGCTGACTACTGCCGTTCCATAGTCAGTGGCAGCAGTTGAATTCATCGTTACTGTTCGAGCAGTAACTGTTGCTGGATTCGTAGCACCATCTAATGTTTGTGCAATGTATAAATCATCACCAGCGGCAGGAGCTTGTGTTGTGCTACGAACAAGTAGACGCTGCCAGTTATTAGCGGTGCCATTTGTGCAGATAGCAACTGCTGTAGAAGTAGAGTCAAGAACTAAACGAAT